TTTCTTTTTAATTGCCAACTCTTGTAGAGCTAAATCATTAGCAAACTGTTGTTGTTTTGTTGCCACAGCATCAGTATATCTTTGCCGTAATCTCTCTGCGTTGCTTTGAGCTGCCGTAACTCGTGCTCCAAATAAGTCTTTAGCATTAGATAAATAATCAGTTAGGCCACCGTATTGTCCGACAACCATTTGATTAGTAGTAGCTAGTGGTGCTAGTGCTGCTGCTTGTCGAGAAGAAACCATAGCATTTAGTTCAGTAGGTGAGAAAGCATAGCCAGAATGTTGTGGTAAATATTCAGCTCGTGCCCTATCTCCGGATGAAAGATAATCCTGTAGATATCCGGTTCGTTCTTTTATAAGTGGGTTATCTTTGTTGAAGATCTGATTAAGACTTCCCTTTAACTCTGTTAATACAGTCGGCAAGGAACCTGCCATGTTAGTAGCTTGAGAACTTGCTTGGTCAGCATTATTTTGTAAGTTATTTATATCTTCCATTAAACTAATCCTTTCAAGATGTCATAGTTATTATTTCCTGCATAAGTAGGTCCAAGGTACTGTTGTAGGCCAAAGGCGTTCTTCTGTGCAGCTTCACGAGTTAAGTTAGAACCAAGTATATCCTCTTGAACTGTCCTCTCTTGATTAATACCTCTAGTCTTTAGAGACTCTTCTGTCTGTAGATCTGCAAGGTTACGGTCAGTAGTACGGTTAATATCTCCAGCTCTTTGATTTGCTTTAGCAGTGTAATCACTTAGTGATTGATTAGCCGTGTTTGAAAGCAATCCTTCTTGTCTTTGGAGTGCTCCACTATTAAATAATCCAGCTTGGCTTGCACCCTCCTTGGCTTTGTCTAGTGCAAGAGATACATTTTGTTTACTACGATCTGTGTAATTCTGAGTGTCAGTTTGTAGCTCTCCTAATAATCTATTCTGATCTTCCAGACTACGGCTTCGGGTGCGTGTAACGCCAGTCAGGTAGTCCGATAATGTTTGGTTGTAGTAGGGGTCTAGTTGTTCTTTAGCCTGAGAATGCTTGGCAGCAAGTACATCATCTAAAACAAAAGGGTTCTTAGTATTGTATTCTCCGGCCAGTCGCTTGAACTCTGCGTCTCTTTCCTTGTAGGCTTGTAAGATTTTATCTACTCCGAAGTCACCACTACCATTTCCACCACCATTACTCTGACCTTTTAATTGTGGTTCGACAACATTTCCCCAGTAGTTATCATCTTGAACCCAACCCCTATTGGGGTTCTCTCCGTACTGGTGTCCTGTTGCTGGGTTGATATCAAACTTTCCTGGCATGATTAGATTATAATGCTTCACTAAGCACTAGTGTCAATCAGAACACTACCACTAGAATTGTATACTCTCATCCCAAACTTACCATCTAAGAACTTACCAATAATAATTCTGGTAGTATTACTGTCTTTAACAGTAACAGTACCTTTATCAAAATCGACAGATAGCTTGGTACTCTTAGCAGCTCCTTGATTTATTAAAGAAGCATCAACACTATCAACAGATAAACTAAAATCCCCGGCACTTTGTTGTACATAACCCGTAGCAGGTTTGTTTAACGACTTGTCATATCCTAATGTGGTGTAGTCAACAGCTTGTTTGTTCTCTTCTTTTTTTACATCAGCCATTATAAATTCCTTTGAGTAACATCTTTGTAATAGATATCTACCCTTTCTATAACTGGAGATTGACTAATTGATGACTCTGTAAATTGAATTGCTATACCCCTACCTATATTTGATATCTCAGTTTTACTCTTGAGTTTTATCTCAGTTACATCATCCTCTACATCATTCAAACCTCGCCACTGTTTATCCTTTTTATCTGGTGTACCATAGAGTTTGTACCTAACTTGCATACCTCTACCTTTTCTTGCATAGATTAAAAACTTTTCAAACTCTATTTCTCTACCCGGACCAGCAGGAAAATGGAAGCCAGTGTCTACCATCCAAGGGATAGGATCTCCATTGTCGCTGGTTCCTTTATTATCTTGATATACTTTGCCATCATCTGTACCTAAAAATACACTCTTAACATTAGATTCACGAAACTCTGTGGCACAAGTTACTTTAAAAGGAAGATTACCTGGACTCCAAGTTTGTGTAGTAGTATCGTAATCTAAAATACAATTAGTAACAGAGATATCATTGTTCACATCACTTATCGTGCCTACAGAAACTCTCAAGGTTTCCTGTGACGATCCTGTTACCCAAGATACAATCTTTATATATTCATCGACAGCAATACCGTCAATATAGTCCTGAATTGGTCGAGAAATTAGTCGAGAAGTTTGACCATCACATTCCCAGATACCTGTAGGGTGGAAGTAATAAGTTTTGTCTTTGATATTAACTACAGATTCTTGACTGGTTGTACCAGGAACACCTTTGATTTTTCTAAGGCTTGTACGATCATACCTATAAACAGAGTCTCTCTTAAAAATGAGTACGTTGTCACTGTTATCACCAAACCCTGTGATAGCATCTCCATCGTTTTGTGATACTTGCAACCAGTTACTACCAGCCCAGAAACTTGAGCCGGTAACATTTGCCGTTAGATTCTCAGTTAGAAACAAACTCTTCTCTGTCTCAATGCTGGAAATGTATAGTGTTTTATTTAAACTGGTTATATAAATTGGATCTCCAACCTTGATATTCCTAGTCTTAAAATAGATTGCCGGATCTGTTGTGGAGAGGCGATTAGTTCCCACTGTTCCACTGATTGAAGTACCTTCTTCAAATCCATAAGTTATATTTTTATTATCAGCAAGATCACTGAACCAAACCATCGAAGAATAGTTTGTGGCCAGTTGTTTAAAGTAAAGATTACCATAGTAGATCCTATCGCCTACCTGTTTAGCATAAAGACTTAAAGGTATACGACCAGTAGCATATTCATTTGTCCATTTTGTTCCATCGTAACTCTTAGTGTCATCGTTGGCTGAAACTACACCAGCAGAAACTATTGTGTATCCATTAGCAAAGATAGCTCTATCTAAAAAGACTGTGCTTCTCCATTTATTTGTATCAGAAGAAACAGATACACTCTGTCCAATCCAATCATCAAATGATGGTCGCCAAATATGAAAGTCGTTTGCATATACAACTATGAGTTTTTCAACTCCTGTTGATGATTTGTAACCTTGTATTCCTATTACGCCTGCCATTAGATCGTTGTTGTTGTACTAGTACTCGATGACGTTGAGCTTGATGTACTACTTGTTGTCCTAGTCGTTGATGTACTTCTAGTCGTAGAAGTTGTAGAGGTAGACGATGATGTTGTAGTACTGGTTGTGGTACTAGAACTTGTTGATGACGAAGTTGTAGTTGTGGAAGAAGATGTTGTTGTGGTTGAAGTGGTTGTGTCGGTAGTTGAACTTGATGTACTAGTGGTTGAGCTTGAAGTTGAGGTGGTTGATGTGCTGACTGTGGTACTAGAACTAGTTGAGCTACTAGTAGATGTGCTGGTAGTTGTAGTAGATGTGCTGGTTGTAGTACTAGTCGTAGACGTTAAATCTGATCCTCGTTTTTCACTACCACCACGTTTTGAAATTCCACCAACTACCTTAGAAAATACAGCATTTAAAGCATCAAAGATCTCACCATTTTTCCTGATGAAAGTAGCGGTTCGTCGTTGTACTCCTTCAAACCCTTGTATCGTGTATTTACCTTCTTGCTCTTCTGCCATGTCATTCTAATTAAAAAAAGTTCTCTTTATAGTAATCGTTACTATTATATGTGTAAGAATTTGTACGATAACGACGACCACCATGCCTACCTTTGTATCTAAATAAGCTCATTGGTTCACCGACTGGGGTAATGGTATCTTGTTTTAATAATAAATTAACGCCAGCATCTATATCAATAATTCTTCTTCCGGCTATTTCTTTACCAAAGAAAGCGTTGCTATATATCTGAGCAGTTGCTTCGTTGCCCTTGATCTGTTCAATCTTTGAGATAGCAAACGATTCTAGTAGAGATGGTAGTGGTACTAGGGTTGTGTCCTGAACGGTAGCTAGGTCAGGGATGTCTTTATAGTATCGGAGACTAAAAGTACCTAGGCCTGTTGTAAGTGGGGTGGGATACACTCTGAGATAACCGGTAGTTGAACTACTATCAGCTTCTTGTAATGTATAGTGTGATACATAATTATCACTAGTTCGATTCTGGTCTACGTCTAATTGATCGAAGTCTTGCTCAGATAAATATTTGAGTGGGTAAGTAATGTTGTTCGAGCCACCATCATTATAATGGAAACGTACATCAGATAAATTATTTATGACACTTACACCAGATGGTAGTGCATATAATTTCTGAGCTGCTACTGTAGTCAAAGTAACATCAGATACTTTCAACCAGCTCCAGTCAGTTTTAACACCTCTGATGAAATCTTGTGCCTCATTAAAGAAACGGATGATTGCTCTATCTCCTGCGATCCTACCATCCAAGTCGTTAGTAATCTGTCTTACGTTTCGTATCATAAAACCTACTTGACCCTTAGTGAATCCTGATCCTAGAACTGTTGGTGAGTACTCAGAATATTTAGCTGTTACATTATTGTAGAATCTAAATCTGTATTGATCGGTATCTGCTCCTGCTGTGTGCCAGTAGGTAGTGTTTAATTTATCCCATTGAATAGGTGACTGGGTAATCAGGGCAAAAGTTCCGGATGATGATGTTCTCCACTCTATCTCAATAAAATTCCAAGGAGCTTTATATACTGGAGTGTCTTTCGGGTGTGCGAAATCAAGTGCTACTGCTGTAGTTAGAGTTGTCTTGCCAGTTATGGCTGATAAAGTTTCAAGTTCAGTTAGTTCTTCTCCGGGTTCACCAAATACTAATAGGTCATTAGCTGTGAACGATACATTGGAAAGTACAGTTTGTGTTACTCCACTAGAATAAGCCGTTGATAATAGAGTCCTAAAAGTATTCCTTAAATCTGGATTACCTACCGATACCTTTCTCGTGCCTAACTCACCCCCCTAAAATGGGTAACATTTCTGCCACCCCATGTGTCTGTCATCATATGACAAGGTCTACACAAAGTTCTGCCATTATCGATTGCGAGTCTTAATTCTGGATATTGTGACCATGACTTAATATGGTCTACTTCTAAATACCCACCATGCTGATCGCACATCTGGCAAGTATAGTCATCTCTTTTAAAAACAGCTTCCCTCCACAATTTATATTCAAATGTTTTCATAGCTGCACATTTCCTACACCTTATGGATCGGTAATCCTTAAGTGAAGTCGCACAAGTTAAACAGTTAGGTAGCATACAAATATATTAACATACGAAGTTAGCTAATAGACAAGAGAGGCGTTTAAAAAGTAAGGCCATGTTTGTGTTGTGCTTGAAGAGGTTGATGTTAGAGATGTTGTAGTCGAGGTGCTAGTCGTTGTAGTAGAAGTTGAAGTTGTCGTGGTCGAAGTTGTAGTTGAAGTGGTGGAGGTTGAGCTTGTCGTTGATGTGGTACTCGTAGATGAAGTAGTACTCGTTGTTGTGGATGTCGAACTTGAGGTTGAAGTAGTAGAGGTGGAACGAGTTGTCGAAGTTGTGCTCGTGGATCTAGTTGTCGAGGTAGTCGATGTTGAGCTTGTGGTGACAGTAGTCGACGTACTAGTTGTAGTGGTAGCTACGTTATTTGCTTCCGCACCTAAATCTATATCAGTAGCAGCATCAGCACCTAGCGTGGGGTTATTAGTCCAGCTTCCGGGGGTTCCCTCTGTCCAACTCTTTACATTTTGATTACTTACACTATTATTTGCGTTATTATCAATGTTGTAGGTACCATCTGCTACATATTGAACCGCTACCCAATAAGAAGTACCACTTGTTAGTGAAGAACCCGTAACTGTTAGATCTTTAATACCACTGAATAGGGATGCGTAAGTAGCAGATCCAGAAAATAACATTGTGCCTGGAACTCCAGCATTATCTGTGTAGACTGCTGCATAAACAGTTCCACTAACACCAAACTGTTCGCCAAAAGAAACCCTAATCTTATCAGGAGTAAAAGTACTACTGGGTGTATATGTACCAGCTCCAACTACACCATTTGCTCCGAAGTCAACGATAAATCCAGTTGCAGTTACATCTCCTAACTTAGCCATTTAAAATCCTTCCTCCAAAGCCAAAGTAACATCCGCAGTAACAGTGGTATCTGAATCATCATTAATGACTCTTATTTTATATGGAAATGTTTGAGTGGTACTAGAGCTAGTACTGCTAGATGTTGAAGTGGTGGTGGTCGACGTACTGGTGGTAGTGGTGGATGAACTGGTTGTCGTCGAGGTAGTACTTGTGGATCTAGTTGTGGAAGTTGTTGTCGAGGTAGTCGATGTTGAGCTTGACGTACTTGTGGTCGTTGATGTGGTGGTCGAGGTTGTAGAGGTAGACGTTGTCGTCGTAGTGCTAGTGGTGGTTGAGGTCGTACTCGTACTCGATGAAGTTGTCGTTGAAGTACTTGTGGTAGTTGAGGTCGTCGACGTGGTAGTTGAGGTGGTACTTGTGGAGGTGGAGGTCGAGGTAGTCGTGCTAGTGGTACTTGTAGAACTGGTTGTCGAAGTTGTAGTTGAAGTGGTGGAGGTTGAGCTTGTTGTAGAGGTAGTGCTGGTGGATGACGATGTGGATGTCGTCGTACTTGTGGTACTCGTAGAGCTTGATGTGGTCGTTGATGTGGTACTTGTGGATCTAGTTGTCGAAGTTGACGTTGTGGTGGTACTCGTTGATGTTGACGTGGTGGTGGTACTCGTTGAGGTTGACGTGGTTGTCGAAGTCGTGGAGGTCGAGGTGCTCGAAGTTGTACTCGTTGTAGTGGCAGCAGGAGCTTTAAATGAAGCAAGTATATGGCCATAAGTGTCAGAACCTCCGGCTGTCCATGTCATAGCCTTTGCTCCAGCACTAACTTGTAAAAAATACTGATTGCCTGTATTCCAAGTACCTTCATCTATTGCAAATAGACCAGTTTGACCAGCAGTTGAAGCATTGGTGTTTTCATGAGTTAGGCCAGAAACAATTAATTCTCCATCGGCTCCAGTTGTTACAGAGTCGCTGACATTTTGGATAGTCCCAGTTCCGCCACCAATCTGATCTAAAGGACTTGATTGTGATACTCCTGTGAAAGAAGCTACATAAAAATGCCAAGCACCAGTACCAGTAATATCTACTGAAAGAGTGTTAGCACCGGTGGTTGGTGCAACAAGATACCAGATCTCAGCCCACATATTAACTGCATCATTAATAGCGTGAGCCTTTGTTAAATTAACAGAAGCATATGTAGGGGAAGCTACTACAGTTCTAAGATTTGTTCTTCCAAGAACATAAAGAACAAGAAGTAAATTCGTACCTGTACAAGTATGGGAAACAGTAAATGGTCCTGTACCAGATTGAGCCAAACCATCTGTACTTGCATCTAATACTATAGCCATTTAATCGTTTTGTTCCTCCTCATATATTATTGTAGCTGTTTCATCGTCTTCAACCGTAATCTCAGATGCTATATTAGTATTTTCAATATTGGTTTGTTCTTCCTCAACAACATTAATGTCTACACTATCTGTCTGGGGTACTAGAGTATTAATATCATCGGATTCAGCAGATAAGGTCATTGGCTCTACTTGACCAACAATTGTCCCAAGAGACTCATTATCAACAATTATTTCAAAAGGGAAAGTTTGTGTCGTGCTTGTGCTAGAGCTAGAAGATGTTGATGTAGAAGTGCTTGTTGATGAAGTGGTAGATGTCGTCGTAGAAGTAGTGCTGGTGGAACTTGACGTACTCGAAGTAGTAGAGGTTGTTGATGTTGATGAAGTCGTACTTGTGGTTGTGCTGGTCGTGCTAGTTGAGGTTGTGGTTGTAGTGCTGGTCGTTGTTGAGGTCGTGCTTGTAGAACTAGACGTGCTTGAAGTTGTACTTGTTGTTGACGTGCTTGTGGATGTGGATGTCGTTGTTGAGGTTGTACTGGTAGAACTAGTCGTAGAAGAGGTCGTTGAGGTGGTTGAAGTAGAAGAGGTCGTACTCGTTGATGTAGTTGTTGTGCTAGTAGAAGTCGTCGTTGAGGTGGAAGTCGTCGTAGAAGTTGTAGATGTGCTCGTGGTCGTTGATGTGGTACTCGTGCTGGTACTGGTAGTGGTAGACGTTGTAGACGTGCTCGTGGTTGTCGAAGTCGTGGAGGTGGATGTTGATGAAGTCGTCGAAGTGGTACTGGTACTTGTAGAAGTCGTCGTTGAGGTAGTGCTAGTACTTGTCGATGAAGTAGTTGAGGTGGTGCTGGTACTGGTGCTGGTTGAAGTTGTTGTCGAGGTAGTTGAGGTACTTGTTGAAGATGTAGTAGAAGTCGTTGAAGTAGATGTGGTTGTGGAAGTTGTGCTAGTGGAGGTCGAGGTCGTGGTGGTACTAGAACTGGTTGAAGTAGAGGTTGTTGTCGTACTCGTAGACGAAGAGGTGCTTGTTGTGGTGCTCGTTGTGGAGGTAGACGATGTAGTACTTGTGGTTGTCGATGTGGTAGAGGTACTCGTCGTGGTAGAAGTTGTTGAAGTCGAGCTTGTGGTGGAGGTGGTAGAGGTACTCGTAGAAGTACTTGTCGTGGTTGTAGACGTGGATGTACTAGAACTTGTAGTGGTCGAAGTTGTGGATGTGGAAGTGGAAGTCGATGTGCTAGTCGTGGTTGTACTAGTCGAAGTTGAACTCGTTGTCGAAGTTGTAGTTAAAACAACAAACTTATCCCATGGAGGATCGGAGCGTAGTGGTCTAAAGGACATTTGTCTTTATTGTACTATCTGAGGTTAGAGGAACGTCTATCTAGCGTTACCTGGGGCAAATATTCTAGGCCGAAGTCTATTTAAGTTTATCCCACCAGTAGAAGCTGCCCTAAAAGTATCCACAGCACACACCCAGCCTGCACTTGTCCCTAAAGTAAAAGTCGCTGTTTGTGCTCCTGTTGCAGAAATGATTTTATCTTCGGTACCCTCATCAGTAAAAGTAACCACGTCTGTCTTAGAAACAAGATTCGAATAGCCAGCTCCAAGAGTATATGTCTGATCAGTTCCGTTATCTGACGCATTTGAACCAATTACCACCTCATTTTCCGTAGTAGTAGCAGCACTTGCTCCCGAACTTGGTGTAGTACTACTACCAGTTGCAACTGCACTTTTATCCAAAGGGTTATTTATATCAACCCCTGAATATTCCCTTACGATTATATTCCAGTCTGGTGTAGCTGGAGATGTGGCAGTAGCAGTAATGGTAATTGCTTTACCCCCTCGGATATTCTTGGTGTACCACCTATCTAGGGTACTAGCAGCACTTGCTGTGGAGGCAATCTTTGTATAAACATTCCCTAAATTATCTCTAATAGAAGCAACTGGATTAGCTGTGGTCACATCAACAGCAATAGCTATAAAAATAAAATTACCCTTTTGTACTTTATTCGTAAAAGTAACTGCGATAGAAGTAGGATTACCATTATTAGCAGCTACAGCACTTTGTATAAAAACAGCAGCCATATTATCTTATCATCTCCGTTACGGACATTATCCCTGTACTTACTGATTTTGCAAATTGGTAATTATTAAGTGGAGATGCGAATAAATCAGACGAGAACTCACACCAAGGATTAAGATCAGTAGTTAAAGCAGTAGTAAGTGCGAAGTCAGTTGCAGCACTATTACCTTGTCGCATAGTATAAGTTTGTGCAGAAGCCGGACCAGCAGCATGAGCACCAATTTCAACAACTAATCTATCACCGGGTTGGGTTGTTACAGCCGTTACTGCCGACTGTGCTTGGATTCTTGTTGCAGCAGTAGTAGGAAATTCAGTGTCTACAGTAAAGGTTGAGAATAATGTGCCTCTTGATGTTCCTCCATCTTGGGAAACTACACCCACCACTACAGCTAAAGTTACATTTGCATCGATTGAACTTTCCACAACTCTAATAACTAAAGAGAATTTCACACTGGTATCAAATTTTTGTGGCGGAATAGAGGCAGAAATAAATTGGTTACACAGAATATCCTGAGTAGTTGTGATTGGAACTGTTCTAGTTCCATCATCGGCAATAGTAGAAAGAGCTGTAAGTTGTTGTTTATTAAGAAGTTTTAAACGTGTAGCTTGGCCTGTTTGTTCCCAACCTCCATTAAAAGCTGGGGAGATGTTTGGGGCTCCTGACCCTTCTACTGGAAAATAAAATCGGGTTGCAGCCATTAACTTGCCACCTCGCTTCTGCTCATTCCATTACCAACTTTTACATAACTATTAAATATAATTCCTCTTCCCCTACCTATAACAAATGTAGCTGCACCCACATCCCATACCGGTGAAGTTCCTCCTGCGGTCATAAGACCTGTCTGAGCAGCAAGGGTAGACGCTGTAAGATCTTCTATGGAATGAAGAGATGCTCCTGCCACTATAGTTTGGCTTGTATAATTTCCGAAACCTGCACCTACTGAATTGGTTGGATTAGTTCCAAGGCATGAACAATTACAAACAACAAGCTCATTAGCATCTCTGGTTACACTTGAAGCTCCTGTAGAAACTGCTGTGCCACTTCCACTAGCGGTAATTGTTCTATCTATACAAGTCGTTGCTGGACTCATACCACTATATTCTCTAACAAAAATTGACTTTGTTGATGCCGAAGCACTAAAGGTTATTACTATTGAGGTGGTAGGCTTGGCGTTTATTGAATACCAGCACTCTGTATTTCCACCTGTTCCTGTTGCAATACTGTAGGCTTTTGTGTATGTATTGGCTCCATTATCCGTTACTGTAGATACAGTATCAGTAAGAGCCGAGGAACCCATAAACACAATTATAAGACTACCGGTTAGCGTGATAGCTGGGGTGGCAGTAATTGTTCCTGTGCTTGTTGCAGGGTTTACTGTTTGGACAAGAGTAAAATTTGATGGGTTAGCCATATTTTTTTATAAATGTTTTTATATTTTTAAAATCTTCTATGTGTTCTTTAATATAATCAGTATCCCATGTCCACCATTTAATTCTAAGTAATGATTTAATTTGGCTTGGAGTGAAACGATAGCCTTTTATTACCGCAGGGTTGCCGACTACAATAGCGTATGGAGGAACATCTTTAGCAACTACAGCATGAGCCCCTATAATTGCTCCATCACCTATTGTTACTCCTATTAATACTGCTGATCCTTCCCCGAACCACACGTCATTTCCTATAACAGTTCTTTTAACTCCTCCCGGTTTAGGATAGTTATCATCCCATTTGTGGAAGTTGAAACTTGCAACGAGGTTCTTATCGTATACACAGGCGTGATTGTTATCAGGATGAAGAGTTACACCCCCACCAAATTCACAGAACTCTCCTATATCGCAGTAGTCTAAAACGGAATCTGTGGGTATGTTTTTTCTAACAATCAGTTCCACGACTCAATTGTATATTGAAGTCCTGTTGAAGTATCACTAGCACTAGTTGATCCGTGGGTTGTTGTAATTGAAAGTGCTGTATCAGCTGTTAAATCAAGAGTTGCTACTGCTGGAGTAATTTGTCCTCCTGCTGTCATAGAAGTTACTGCTGGGGCTCCTGTTGCCGAACCTACTGTTGGTGCAGTTGAACTAAATACCATGCAAACCCCGTTACCCATTACCGTACCACTAGATCCGTTCGAACGAGTCGTTATCCATACTTCAAACATCTCAAGCCAAGCAGCAGCAGATATAAGTGTGGTTATAGTTCCTGTTTTACAAATAACTGTTCCAGCAACTCCACCCCATCTCACCTGATGTATCATAGTTACTGTTCCCGATCCGAGTTCACTATATTGTCCAATATAAACTAAATGAATGGTTCGACCATCCTGCATATAATTAGCAGGGATAGTAACATTGGGCATCATGATTGTCTCAGTAGTCGAGGAAGCAACCGGAGTGCCTGATGCTGTAGCCCAAGCAATCAACTCTTGCCAATATTGTCTACTCATTTTTTAATCTCCGTTATAGATTGTTCTACTTGTGACTTCTCTAAAGAATCAACAAGACTTTTTGAAGAATCGGTTAATTTATTCTCCAACTCTGCCATTCTTTTTTCTATGTCATCTTTAAGTAAGTACCTATAAACTTCAAGCGTTCTTGGTATTCCACTACTTCTTGGTAACTCAGGTAAAATAAAATCCTCATCTATTTCTTTGTTACCTACAGTCATTCTGGCTCTCAAATAATTACCTTCAATAGTGTCAACATATTCATCATGAACACCCAGAACTACAAAACTAGACATTTATGCTCCTCTTCACTTCTTTTGCATCTAAATCTCTTCCTTGGCCGACTAATGTTTTGAGTAAGGCTTCTTTTAGTTCACGAAGATCGCTATTAATACCACTAATTTGTTCTTGTATTTCTCTAGGAGTTGGTTCTTTTACTCCTGTGTGCTCACAATATTTACAATCTAATCTACCTCCACCTAACTTCATAGTAAAACCATAGCCTCCACAATTATTACATTTTGCACCTAATGTACCAGTTGTATTTTTCTGGTGCTCCATATCTTCGGGTTTAAAATGCAATCTGATGTCCTTAGCTTTACTCATTTATAAAAGTATAACACGAATATTTTAAACATTGTCAATCGATACTGAAAACGGCATAGTCGTAGATGAGGATGTCGAACTAGTACTTGAGCTAGTCGTAGTTGTGCTGGATGAAGTCGATGTTGTAGAAGAACTAGTCGAGGTCGTAGAGGATGAAGTTGAGGTGGTAGAAGTTGAGTTCGTAGTTCTTGTGGTACTCGTACTGGTCGTAGTTGTAGAAGTACTAGAACTAGTTGAGGTAGTAGATGTAGAGCTAGACGTAGAGGTGGTAGTGTTTGAAGTGTAGTTTACTACCAGCTTCGGGTCATTAGATGTTCCGGCTGTTTCAGAAGAAGAAACACTGTGGCCACAAACAGGTCCACTGGTACAGGAATCACTGTAATCTACATTACCAATCGTGCCTAATTTGGTATAACCAACAAGACTAATTTTACCTATACCTGTGCTGTTCATAGGCCAATCATTGTAAGCAGTATTGTTTAAATGTAAAAGTATTTGCGTATCACTCAGTAACACATTTCGGATAACAGTACCGTAATCATTAGCGGTTAAACTTGAAGTACTAACTTGTGCCTGCTCAACTAGACATACCGATTTACCATCAGTATCCGAATAGTTAGCAAATCCAAAAAGAGAGAAGGTTGCCGAATCAACGTGATTCAAGTTTGTTATAGAAGATGTATCAAACGGCCAGAAGCCTCTAGCCACAAGAGATGATCCTCCACCATTCTGAGTAATCATGGCATAATTATTTGAAGACGTATAATCTACAGTTGTGGTTCTTACTATCGGATCAGAGCTGGTTGTCGCATCCATCAAACTATTCCAGTCGGCACAACTAAGCAGACCTGTTCCCCAAAATATAATGCTACCGTCGCCAGCAGCCGTATACAGAGTAGCGGTTGAAGCCATAGGAAGATGAAAGTATGGACTCATACTCATACTCTTACGAGCAATATAAGACATGATATGTGGTAAATCTCCGGGAACATCTTTATTTTTCCAGCCACCATTAACGATACCTGCATACAAATCATAACCTCGCATGACTGCACGATAGACTCCCTTTTCCATCTCCATGTGGTAAGAGTTAGGACTAATTTTAACTATCTTTTCTTTTTCGGGGATTTGGAAGAGAGCACGACCAGCATCACTATTGGCAATATCTAACAACGCAGGTTGAAACTTCTTAAAGAATGGAGTATACAAACTCTCTACATATGGTTCTTCCATATTAATGATTATAGCCCTTTGGGTTATATATAAGGCAAGAGGCCAGCGGAAGAGATACACTTCTTGGCCCCCTGCCAGTTGCCTAGAAAGGAGGTGATCCTACAAAGGCTCGATATACACTTCTTTTATTCTTCTCAAAGGTATGCGTGGTGCTTCTGGATTACCAGGGTCAGGTGGATGTCCCCAAGGATCCATATGTCTTCCTTGATTCATATCTGGTGGCCACAAATAATCAGCATCATTCCAAGGTTGTTTGTGGGCAAACAGCTCTGGATCTAACTCTGCCTTGATGTCTTTGCTTTTCCCCCACCAGTGCCATACCCAGCTTTTCATTGTGCTTACCATTCTCCTGTGGTAGTCCGGGTCACACACCTCTCGATCAACTGGCCAGGCACAAGTGTAGGCTCGTGTGTTCAAGTCGTAATCTTCTCCTCCACCCCACACATATTTCTCTTCAAATAATCCTAATTCAATTAATGCCTCTCTCTTAAATATAGGACACCACATAGCGATAGCGTCAATAACCCCACGTTTATGTAGAGGGAATGTCATCTGTCCATAGTTGGGTTGTTCCTTCCTCTGTTCAACCGGGATATAAATCTTACCCTTCCAGTCAGCTCTACCATCTGGTAGTTTGTCTGGAATATCCATAGGTTCCGGTGGGAAGCGATCTACTAGTCCCTCGTAGTCTCCACTTTTAAGGAAAGCTATATCTTCGGGTGTGTACTGCTCTTTGTATTCAACCAAGTCAATATACTCCTCGTGTGGTCTTCCATAGCCCCACAGGGGTATTCGTGGGCTCTCAGGACAAACTGCTACGATCTTCGGGTCAGTAGCAAATTCTTCTATTGCATCATCAAACCAGCCATCATACATAAATCTCACGTCGTCATTAACAACCGCTATATATGGCACTTGATCTCTCAAACTGTGAATTATTCCTTTATTTGCAGCATTAGCGAAACCCTTGTTTTTTTGTCTGATATACAAATGCACATACTTATCTATCCAAGCCGTGTCAAGCCCGTCAATACTTTGGTCTACCACAATCACACGGAACTCTTCATTGTTAGTGAACTGATACAGCGTCTCTATCGCAGGCTTGATGAAGTCCAGCCTAATAATTGGAAAAATGAAATGTACTTTTACCATCTGGCAAACTCCCCATGGTATTTTTCTCTTGCTTCTTGTGCAGCCTTAATAGCGTCTTCCTTATTAACAAATCCTCCGATATATTTTTGTCTCTTATCTACTCGCACATATACCCCCCACTTTTTAAACTTATAATGTGGCTGGTAGTAAACCCCTTTAGGTATATCTCGTTGTTTTCTCCTGTTAAAACCATTTTGTTGTGTTGTACATATTCTTAAATTCTCTCTTCGGTTATCAAGCTTATCTCCATTCACATGGTCAGTAAAGTAACCTTGCGGTGGGTTAAGTATCTGCCTGTGCATAAATACTCTTATCTGTTTTCCCTCTGGATGTAACTTTCTTGAAAGTACTCTCGTTACATATCCGTTAGATGCCAGATACCACTGCCACTGATCTAACCATAAATCTTTATCATCAACCTGTGTCTTCTGTCCTTTGGATAATGTGATCTCAGCCATACATAACAGTATATCATCAATTTCATACTTTTACCACCTCACACTCAGGACAAAAGTTAACAATAATATTGTATTGGGTTGGATCGTCCTCATAAAATTTAGTCAGTCCTAACTTTTTTATCATCTCAGCCTTCCACATACCTGAAACTACCATGTTATTTGCACCGTAGTCTCTGGGTTGAAAGTAAACTGCACAGTTAATCCCGTGCTCTTTCAACCAATTAAGCACTCCTGGAACCATAGGTATTGTATTACCCGTAATAATAACTTCATCTTCGAGTGGTACAAAACGTCCTGTATCCACCACTCCGTTGAAATCGAATCCTACTCCACGCATATGTAGTCCTGGTGTAACATAAATCTGAATACAGTATGATTGTCCCATGGGACTCCATGTTCTTCCTCTACTTGTCGAAAACCATTTCTACTCGCTTTATCCCCAGTTTCCATGTCCCATGTATGCATATGGATTATTTGTTCATTACAGTCGACACAAATTATCTTGGAATGGGGGAGCCTGGCAGGTTTATTGTAATGCCTATCTACGATGGTATAACCTCTCTCTTCTAGCACACGATATACTACTTGTGGATCTTTACCTATAGGAGTTTCAGGGTCAGCAATGTATCCGCTATGCTTATCTGTTATCTGCCAACCTGGGGCTTTGAATAACTTAACATAAGCTCCAGTCTTCTCTATCCTATCTAAGTAAGCATTGGTCTTGATCTCGTCCCAACCCCAACATTCAAAGTTACTTTCGTGATTCCAACCATGTACTGCCAACTCAATCCAGTCATTATTACGCTGCATCTGTTTTAATAGTTCGGGGGAAGTTCTATCAGGGATTGTGAAAAGAGTGATCTTGAAATCAGGGAACTTAGTCTTCCAATGAAAGAGGAAGTTCAAACCGTTCCTGTCATAACGATCCTGAAAATCATCCGCCTCTACTATTGCTAAATCTCGTACTTCCCAGTTATTCATATTTATCCATTAATACTTTACACACTATATTTCTATTTGCATAGTGATCTCCACTATACGATTGTCCCACTCCACCATTAGGTAATTCTGTGATGTCGGTATCTTCACCTACAGGAATAACATAATTCTTTTCCTTATTTAAGTACTGGTTCCCAAGCGATAAGAATACATCATCCAGAGATGTCTTAGGAAGTTGGGGATTCATAAGTCGTAATATGAAACCAGCAGCAATTGACTTAGTTGGAATGAAGTATGTCCTAATAATAATATCAACCGGGATCAACTGAGTTCCTCTATTTATAGAATGATCATCTGTGTATGGTGTATCTGTATTACTTAGAATACTTCCCTCTAATCCCAATAGAGTATCTGGGCGATTGACTGCATACAGAGTGAAGTTAGATAGAGTTCCTTTGCGTACAGTCATATCATCATCTATGAAAAAACAGTAATCTGTATCACACGTCATTCCCAAAGCAAAGCGTATGTTAGGCAAGAATGGTTTGGAAGAACGGATTACAGTCACCCTATCATCATCGAATACAATCTCCGGATTGTCTACAAATATGATGGTCTTGTCAGGAGCAACCGTACCTGCCATTAGATCATCTACAATCCGTTTAAGATTATCTTCTCGCTCTTTATAATGTGCTAATATTATTGCTGTTACTGTCAAGGAATTTACGCTCCTTTCGTTTAAGTGATCTTACATTAAATATCTCTGGTTGGAAATCAAAGTGGGGGTAATCTACCCGTGGTCTGGATAAAACTCTATCTAACTCTTCTTGAAGAATACGCAGGTCTTGCGATTTTACAACCTCAACTCTACCGTGGATATTAACAATACCTAAATAGCTACGTTCTGGCATAAAACTCCTTAACTTTCGAGATGATAAACTCTGTATCTTTCCAAGTTAATCCATGATGTACTGGTAGTGTGAGTAGTTCTTTCCAAACAGAATCGGTTACTGGAAGTGGGCGTTTAACTGCCCGTTTCCAATAGGTCATCTCAGAAAGGGGTTTAAAGTGGACAGAAGTAGCAATCCCATTATCAGCCAGATAATCAGATAAATCATCCCGTCTTTCACACTTCATTGTATAATACTGCACTGTGTGTGAGTAAAGCGGTATTTTAATTTCTTTTATATTAGAAAAAGCCTCATTGTAAACTGCTTGTGTAGCTCTACGTTTAGCATTAGTTTCCTCTAATCTTTCAAGTTGTCCCAGACAAATCACGGAGGTCAGATCATTCATATAAGCCTTAACTCCCTCAGCTTGAGTGATATCGTAATCCCATGAATATCGCTTACTATCAGCCCGTTCGTAGGTACTCTTCTCTACTCCCAGCCAAGTTAGAGTTCTAAGTCTTTGGTAGATCTTCTCGTCATTGGTTGTTACCATTCCACCATCTCCTGCCGGTAGACTCTTTACCGCTTGGAAACTCCAGATTGCTACGTCACCCTGTTTGCCAGCACCAGGTGTATACATCGCATGAGCACAGTCTTCAATGATAAGTCCACCAAAGCCCCTTCTCAGTCCATCAATATCAGCCAATCTACCATGACTATTTACAGATATAATTGCTTTTGTTTCGGGGGTTATGACAACACTTTTTGGATCAAGACATAATGTATCAGGATCGATATCTGCGAAAGTAACATCCATCTCATTCCAGAGTCCTACAATCGCATCAGAAACAAATGTCATTGGGGTAGTGATAAGTTCTCCACCTTTAATACTGTGAGCTTTTAAACAAAGATCTAATGCTGCCGTGCCACTGTTGGTAGCGATAGCGTATTTGGCTCCTACATACTCAGCAAACTTTCTTTCAAACTCAACAGTCTTTGGTCCAAATCCCCACCAGCCAGAGCGTAGTACTTTCACTACCTCTTCAATCGTCTTCTCGTCTGCTGTAGGTGCTAATACGGGTATCACGCTCGTGCCAATCCTTCTCTAAAGAATTCTCTCCATGCTGGAACGTGTTTTTCCCAAGTCCAGTTCTTTAAAACTTCTTCTCTACCTCGTATACCCATCTCTTTACGTTTGTTCTTGTTATCTCGTAAGTCGATAATAGCCTCTCGTACTTTTTTAGCCACTTCATCAGTATTATTCATATAATACGTTCTATCTCCAGGTATCATTACTCCTGCACCAGCATCGGTAAACAAATGGTCTATTCCACTATCTGTAGCTATTACCGGCACACCACAGGCTGCTGCTTCCTGAGTAGGAAAAGAGTAAGCTGGGTCTTGATCCATTCTTAAAAGTATATCCATACGGTTATAAATATTCGGTATACCAGTCCATCTCTTATCTCCAGTAACAACATGCTTTCTCATTACATCAGCATTATAATCAGTCGGTGTGCCACCATCATTTACCCAACTGTGGGGAAATAACATAATCCTGACACCAGGTATATCTACTAATTGAGAAATCACGGGTCCCACCATATGTCTCACATTGGCGTGGTTTCCTATGTACCCTACATGCAAGAGATCATCTTCTCTGGCAAGTGGATAAGGTGCAAACAAATTAGTGTCTACTCCAAACCTTAGACTATGATACGGAATCCCTATCTGCTTACAACTATCTTCTGTAATTGGTGTTGTCGCCCCAACTACTGCAACATCTTTATACCTACCTTCGGCTGGACAATAGAAAACAGTAGCTACTTTGTGAGCATATTTGTCCGGATCACAATGCCATGCTTGTGCCCACAGAGGCCAAAGTAAATCATAGTCATCTACATTACGATTAAATGGACTTGTGCCATCTCCTGTAGGCATAGCAATCTCCATAAAAAAGTCTTCTCCTAGATAACGCATCAAGTACTCACAATGAGCCTCTACATACCACCCAGCTTGGGGTGGGATCATCAAGATTTTCTTTTTAGACATATAACTGTATCTCCTCCCGTTGGACTTTCAGTACCAAGATGTTCTGTAAATTCTATTACTTCCCATCCTTCTTTATTCTCCAAATACTTCTTCACTTTTTTCCTTGAATACGAGTTAAGAAATTCGGTTGGATACAACTTTCCATTTGGTTCATGTCTGTAATCAATGTTTTTAATAATATCTTCTTCACCTTCATTTAATGAGTACCAGAGAATTATAATTACTAATTCTTTAGCTACTCGACAATGTTCATCTACAGCACAATCAAAACATTCCATATGATCTACAACATGCCTAGAGAAAACTACATCAAATGATTTATCCGGTTGAGTTATTTTATTAACTTTTGTGTTCAGTACAAACTTGAAATCAGGCCACTGCTTTTTATCCCACTCTATATTCTTAGGAATTACATCTGTACCAGTATAATCCAGTGAAAAATCATTCTTGTCTTTAGAGTAGTTTATGATTGCTTCAAGTGTTGTTCCAGATCCACATCCATAATCTAAAAAACTCATGCCAGTATCTACATACTTCTCAATCGCATAAATTTGAGTTGGATGTGCCGGACCATTAGTCCCTCCTCTACATAAAGTGTCAGTTTCAGGTGTGTTAAACCACAGCTTCGTTGGGTCCATTAAAACCTCCTTTCAAGAATCTTTCTATTAAGATAGATAACTCTTTCACTCTAGCTTTACTAGTAAACTTATCTCTACCTATTTCATATCCACGATCTGCTATCTTTTGTCGTAGGTTATTATGCTCAAGATAAAAAGTAATCTTCCGGTTGGCTTCCTCTATACTTGAAAAGTACTCAGCACCATCTCGTAAGAAAAGCTCCATCCCCGGTACATATCTTTGTAATAAGAAACCACCAGTAGTTAATACTTTGCCTACTCTGTTGCTCCAGTATCCCCAACAATAGTCATTAACATTGAAACCTAATATTATCTTGCTTTCAGCTACTTTCTGTGCAAACTCTTTACCCCATACAGCAGGGTAAGCCTCAAACCCTCTACTCTTCCATTCTTCGTGATTCCATGAGAATACTGTTATGTCATGGGTCTTGTTAATTTCAGTCAGCCAAGCAATCCTGTCTCCTTGTCCTAACCAAGTACCAAAGAAAGCCACTCTAATCTTCTTCTCTGCTTCTACCTTGTCTATGGCTTGGTCACTTACATCAAATGGAAAGTAATGTGCCTTGGTGTCTTTGTAGTATTTATCAAATATCCCAGCCTCGTTTGAAAGATACAGATCAGCAGCCTTAACCATATTCATGTGCCATTCTGGAATACCTTGATCCCACATATAATCCCATACCCAGTAAAATACAGGAGCTTCACTTCGGTGTCTTAGGATGTTTATATAATCTTCACTATTGAAGTGTGGCCATTTAGCCACGATGTTAATGTCTGCTTTTAAGTGGTCAGTAACTCCTGGCCAATGATCTGCTCCATCTGCAAATGCCTTCCAGATATCTCTAGGGATACGATTCACTTCGTGTCCTAGTTGTTCTAGTTCATTAGCCAAATGAGTTTCATCGGCTGTCTCTCCCACATAACCGGTAGTGAATGATCCTACAAAGTTAATTTTCATAAACACAACCTTGCCATACTCGTGTTCTTATCTGTTTTCTTAAACAAGTCAAAACTCTGCAAGTGACTCTTGTAGTAATACTCTGCTACAGCCCAAACTACTCCAGGGCTACTCTCGTCACAGTCATGGAAAAGCATCACTCCGTTATCTTTCAACTTTGGCATCCACGCTATGATGTCTCGCTTACAACCTTCGTAAGTGTGGTCTCCATCTATGAAGATCAAGTCGATTGATTTATCTGCCCAAGTCTTTGAGACCTCGACACTATCACCCTGTGTGAATTCTGTACCTAAGATCATCGGATCTACTCTCACATCAACTCCACAAATCCTTACATCTTTTCTTACTTGCGTGGCTACCCATAGACTCCTACCCTTGTCTACTCCAACTTCTAAGTAAGTTCCACCTGCTGGTATCTTCTCTAGTTCACCAACCTGTATCTCAATATCGTACTGACTAAAAGCACCGTCTGGTGCATTAGTCTCAAGTTCAAAAAATCTACTCTCCATAAGTTTCACCTACTCTCATGCCTCTAAACAGTGGTCGTTTGTTATAAAAATCTTCCCACCAAGGTTCATAAAGTCGCACTGGTGCTGGGGGAATCTCAAATGTGGCCTGCCATATCCCCTCATCTGTTCTATCAAAACCCCACTTCTTTTTAAAATAAGCATAGTTATTGAACCTAGCAACATCATTGTCGGGATGAAACGTACCGCTAGTCTGACTAAAGTGGTACACAATTGATTCAGTCATTTGATAGGGTTGTACTCCTGCTAGTTTAATCTTGTATTCCAAATCTGAATCTCCATTAGAACCCCAGGGGTCGTAATTAATATCATATCCACCGATCAAATCAAACAATTCCTTTTTAATTAAGAAAGGTAAATTAAAACCTTTTCTAGGACCACTACCTGTGTAACTCTCGGCAAACTTTAACCAAGCTTCTTTATCAAAATCTCCCCCAGCACCTCCAAATGGTTGTACTTCAAACGTAGGTGCTCCTGGTCTTGGCTCAATCAACTTAGGAGAAATACAATCCGACAGTATGGGTGCTCGTGTTAGCTTCTCCCACCACCCTGGGGCATAGATCATGTCATCGTTAGTTACAAATATCCAAGGGGTATTAACTGTAGCTGCTGCTGCATTAACAGCTTTACATTGGCCTTGTTCGAAGATAAAAAGATCCATCTGGTGTCTTGTGCACTCCCCACTATTTACAGCTTGAATGATTCTCATATCAGGCACAGTTTCCCTTAGAGATTGTGTGCATTGATCCATCGCATACTCTTCTTCTGGAGTTGAACCTAGATGAGGGATGAGGATGGTACAGTCCTTTTGGTCAAGCATAAAACTCCTTTATAGTTTTAATCACATACCTTATGTCTTCTTTGGTGAGGTGTTGGTGGCAACCTATGAGAATACCGTGTTCCAAGATGTCTTCGCTCATAGGGAACTTCTCATCAACCTTAATGTAAGGCTGGTTAAGTAGTGGCATTAGTGTTCTGGTGGTAATGTTGTGCTTCTCCAAATACATTATTAGTTCGTCTCTTTCAAATACAAGCATTGGGAACATCATAAATGAGTGGTTATTTGTGTAGTAATCAAATGGTATTGCATTGTGATTAACAAGTCCCATAGCCAGCATCAAAGCATTTCGTCGTCTTTTGAAAAGCATATCGCCATAATTTTTGAGTTCCACAAGACCAAGAGCTGCCTCAACCTCTGTGGCTCTTGAACTATAACCAGGATGATTAAATCTAAATCTAGCAGCTATTATCTCCTCAGTCGCTACATCATCATCATCTATTTGTAAGTACTGGTTGTCTCTACCATGAAAGATAAGACTACGAATCATATCTGCTAACTTCTTATCTTTAGTTATAGCCATACCTCCCACTCCGGTTACAAGTAAATGAGCTACATAGAAACTAAAGCAAGCCACATCTCCTGTTCCTATTCCTTTCATAAACATACTCTCACAACTATCTTCAATTACTTTTAATTTATGTTGCTTTGCAATCAAATTAATGAAACGCATATTTGCAGGTTTACCTAGTAAATGCACAGGCATAATAGCCCGTGTCTTTTTGGTTATCTTTTTCTCTATTAACAGTGGATCTATGTTCAAATTAGAATCTACGTCTACAAGTACCGGAGTTAAGTTGTTGTGTAATATCACGTTATATGTAGCAACGAAAGTGGTAGCAGGCATGATAATCTCATCGCCATCTTTCCATTTGTAAAGGATCTTCATAGCATGAATCGTTGCCTGTAAAGCAGAGGTCCCTGAATTTGTAAAGATCCCATACTGATTGCCATGAATATTGGCGAATTTATTTTCAAATTCCTCGGTCATTGGACCATAAGAAAGTCTGTTACTCTTGAGAGCTTTAACAGCCATGTCTATGTGCCTCTTTGTGAGGTTTAATGTGCCTACATCTATTGTTTTTTGCATAGAAACATAAAGTTCCACCTACTGTGGTCAGAGTCTAATTTCGATCCCTCAACTGTTTTTACGATTTCAAGTTTATTCTTCTTAAATTCTTTCTCTAATGATTCTCTGTCAAACTGCATCAGATAGGTATCCGGCCATTTACCTTCTTCTTCTGTTCTTTCCATCATGTTTACATCATTCATATGGACTTGATGGTCATCTGCAAATGTTCTCCAAAGAACAATACAAACATACTCATTCGAAACTCGTGTTGCTTCTTTAATTGCTGCCTTATAATCATTAATGTGGTCAAGAGAATGTAGAAGTAGTACACAGTCCCAACTATCGTCAGCCTCAGTCAGATGTCTGGCATCCTCTACCTCAAAGTCACCCTTTGGAAATTGCTCTTTACAGGATTCAATCATCCCCTCTGAATAATCAGTCCCTTTGTACTTGAATCCAAACTTTTTGTTTAATACGAAGATTGGTCCGGTACCACAACCAACATCAAGCAAACTCTTAACGCCTATCTTCTTTAATAGATTCAATATATATAGACGGTGTTTTTGCGGTCCCATTTGATAAGGTTTAGGCACAGTGATGTTACTATCCCAAAAATTGTTAATCATAGCTTCATACATTATTAAGTTTATTTGCGTCGAAGTCCATTCGTCTGTTATATTCATCAGGGTCATCAGCCAGTAATTTCCAGTTAGAAGCTCCCATAATGTGAGTAATCTGTACCTTATTAGTATCTGTCCATTTGCATTTTATAAACCCTAACCTCTCATACATATCTCTCTCAGCAAGAATCGAAAGCTCTGGATCCCAACCACCTACTCTTTCAAACATCTCTTTCGTTATCATCATCAACCCTGCATCACGACCACCCATCATAGCCAAAGGATCAAATGGTTCTCTCTCATAACTATCTAGGATGTATTGTCTAGTTCGTGGCACTTGATCTGGGAAGACTACGTCAAACCCATTCTCTACATATTGTCTCAGTCCAGATAACCACCCTTCGTGTACAAATACATCATTCTGTAAAAAGACTAGAATCTCACCCTTAGCTTCTTTTGCACCCAAATTCATACAAGCTGCATAACCTGGATCCGGTGAAGGTTGTAGGTGGTTATACTTTGGTAGAAAACCATAGTCATCTCTTATTGCTTCACTAGGTTCAGGATCAACAACAATCAGTTCAAACTCGTCAGGGTTCGTGTATTTACTAACACAGTCCATTGAAGTCATAGTCATATGGCACTCGGCCTTATTCCTGATCTTGCAGGTTAAAATGATACTAGTGAGTTTCATAGTATTTAACTATCTCCTTTATGTCCTTCTCTACATTCGTGACTAACTTCTTCTTGTACAGAGTTTTTAACATATTCAAATCAGCGTCACTCCACTTGATCTCCCTTTTAGGCGGATCTGTGTAGATAATGCTTCCATTACCAAAGTGGGCAAAGAGTTCAGCTATGTAGTTAATTGTGTAGGTTTGCCCAGTACCCACATCAACAGTCTTACCATCCCACTTTTTACCTATAGCAGCTTTTAGAACCGCTGCAATATCTTTAACATTAATGAAGTCTCTGGTTTGTTCACCAGAACCATAGACTACTATCTCTCCCTTTTTCTGTCCCTGTAAGAAGTTCCAGATAATAGACCCTGTGTTCTCGTTCATATTCGTACCAAAGATGTTGAAAAACCGTAGGATGGTGATAGGGTAATATGGTTGCAAACTTGTACAAAGATCATCAGCCAACGCCTTAGATTCAGCATACGGAGAGAGTTTACGATTGTATACAGCTCCACTAGAAGCGAAAATTACCTTCACTTTATATTTAACAGCTAGCTGTAGAACTCTAGCTGTACCCAGAACATTAGTGAATATGAAATCTTGGACTCTATTAAAGGATTGATTAACGGATGTCTCTGCTGCCAAATGATAGACAACATCAGCCCACTTCATCTCTTTCTCGAAACTCTCATCGAAGATGTCCTGGCCGTCTTTAAGATCCCAACCACGCACCGTGTACTCTTTGAGTAACGGTCTCAGATGGGAGGATATAAACCCACCAGAACCAGTTATTAATACCTTATTTCGGTAGCCAAGTTTTTTCATCATAGGACTCCATGTTGTCGAACTGCTGTACATACTCATCTAATTCTGGGTTGTGTCCCTGCATCTCTGGAGTGATCTCAGAAGGATAGCCCCAATTGCCCCCTGTAGCCTTCCCAAATGGATGATAGGCTCTAATCTTAGTAGTACGACCTGTTTTAAATCCTGCTGACTGTAACCTACTACAAACCACTCTCTCTTCTTTGCCTCGGTCTCCTCTAATCAGAGGCACATCTCCTTCGTCTTTCCAGCCACCAACAGACCAAACAGCCTGTCTATTCATAATCCTCATTACAGCTCCACACATATTTACCTCTTTAACATCCTCTGGGTCGTTTACTTCAAATCCTACTGCTCCGATTAGAACGTGGGGGTGAAGAGAAATTGCAGCATATTCTTCTTTGTCCATCAACGCTACCATCTGGGTCAACCAATCTGGTTCAAGGTCAGGTACATAGATATCGTTGTCGCTGGTAATGAAGTAGTCACTCTCAGCTAAGCTCAAAGCCATCTGCCAAGCTGCTGTAACCCCAGCGTTCTGGCTCATATTAATGGTCATAAAGATCTCCTTCTCATAAACCTTGGCAATGTCATCATTACCACCATTGTTAATCAGGAAAAGTCTGTATGGATATTTAGTACGTTCTCTGAGGTAGATCAATGTCTGTTCTGTAAACATTGGTCGATGATAGGCACAGATAAATATATCTATTGGGGTCACATAACACCAACCTTTGAATGAACTATATAATTGTGGTCATCAATCCATTTGCTGTGGTATTTACGAGTGTACTTATAGAAGAGATAGTAGTCATTACCCCAAGGGTTGCCTAATTCTTTAATCACTTTTTTTGGTTCATCTACATGATTTACGAAAAAGTACTTCTGTATCTCTGGAAACTCTAGTTGTGCCATCGCACTGAAATCAAATGGTGTTCCCATAAAGAGATCTCTAATTGGTGGAGCTCCATAAGAAGTTCCATAATTGAGTGATGAACAATCTATACTGTAGATGTTTGTTGGGGGGAAAGCTCCTAAGTCCTCATATACATCTCTATGAAAAACAAATGTGCCATTCACTATTTTTCCTCCTCCAAAGGGGACATGGCCAACTCGTTTTTTCCTGAGACGAAACGCATTACGAACTGCCTCTGATCCATCAGGGTTGATATATCTGGCTCCAAAGTTAAAAATCTTATAACTTGGCCATCTTCGGAAGTAGCTATCCACTTTCTCCAAGTAATCCGGTTCGTATTCATCATCCGAGTCGAGGAAGCAAATGATCTCGCCTTTGGCTTTTTTGAGTCCTGCGTTATAGGCAACGACTCTCTCAGCGTGTTCTTTGTTGATGACCCTAGCCCATTTCGGGACTGTGAATTCGACAGTCGAACCGTCGTTGACAACAAGCCATTCAAAATCTTTGAATGTTTGTTTCTCAAGGCTTTCTCCTGCTGCTTTAAGTCCATCTATCCTGTATTGGTTCCAAACGTGAACAGGCGTTAAGACTGTGAATCTTGGCCTTCCCATTTGTCGGCATACTCCTTTTTGTCTACATTCATCTGTTCAGCATCACCTGGTACCAGAAATCCCGTGGCATGAGATATATGGAAAGTTCTTAATCTCTCACTACCTGCTACCTTCATACCTGCTTCTGTCATCCTACGGGTTAAGTCAACATCAGCAGCGTAGTTCATAAATCTTTCATCAAATAATCCACCCAACTTATCAAACATCGCCTTAGTCGTAAAAAGAGCAGAACCATCTCTAGTCTCGTTATTCAAACTTTCGTCTACTGTTTTGTCCAACCACTTTTTTCTGTGTTCTCTAGCTTCGATTGCTCTACCAAACACTTCACCATACATAGGCTTGCCGTAAACCATATCAACAAGTTTTAAAGCATCTTTCATATCATCTGCCCAATGTTCATAAACTTCTACATCAGTACAAATAATGGCTAGATACTCACCAAATGCAGCACGAATACCTTGATTAACAGCTTTAACGTAACCTAGATTTTCTTTATTAAGGATAAGTTTATCTGCATGCCAGTCTTTCGCATCTACCCCAACCGGACTAGCGTTATCCACAATAATAATCTCAATGGGGTTGTCTCCTGCGAAGTATCTAATCGTTCCAAGTGCATGACCCGTGTAGTGCATTAATGGATAATCTACGTTAAATACAGGCACAATTACAGATATAAGTCCAGGAATTGTTTTATGAGGTATACCATCTCCCAACAAATCGCTAGGTGGTTGAGCTTCTACTACTTTCTCTTCTGGAGTTTTAGCCTCGAATTGATGCTTTGAACATAGAGCCCACGTTAATCCATCTCCATAGGTTGCCGGTTCTCCGCATGCTTGACATAATTTAAGATCCATTTAGTTTGTTTATTATCTCTGATACTTCACCTGCTGTATATAATTTTAAATACTTAGTTCTAAGTCTCGCTGTTAGACCCTTCGATAATAGCAAAGCATCTTTCTTCTTTGATGAAACCTTTTTGTGTTCCAATTTCCATTGGTTCCCAAATACCGTGATGTACATAGATCAAATCCCCTTTCTTAAAATCTTTTACTGTATTGCCTACTTCAATTACCTTGGCTATATCAAAGTTGGTCATATCGGCTCTAGGTAAGATTATCCCAGCTCGCATAGGACTATCCTCTTTCATAACCTCTATTAATAATACGTCTCTAACTGGTCGAATCATTTATTGCCTTTACTACTCCCAACAATGGAGAACCTGTGATTGCTGCAAATGCCTCTAAGTCCTTAGGTAAGCAGTGTCCTCGTACTCCACGTTGTTCCTTGTAGAATATCTCTGTGTGGTTCTTCATACCGTATGGATGCTTTTCAAGGATTTCCCGGACTCTTTGATAATTTGCTCCACTTTTTTGACAATAGTCATATACTTGGTTGGCGAATATAACTTTAGTCGAGAAGAAGGCGTTAAGTGCAAGTTTGGCTGTTTCTGCGGTGGCGTTATCTGTAAATATGATCGGTGAGTGCTTTGTGACATTCCTGTAGAGTGATGCAACCTCTTCTCTATGGACTCCATCATATCCACCGATGAGAACGAACGGTGGGCTTTTAATGTCTTTTTCCCAAGTATCTTCTGAGAGAAATTCAGGGTTACTAATGACTGCTTCTGGGCGAATCTGGCTAGCAAGATGATCGGCAAAGCCAGGCCATACCGTACTTCTAATGATGAAGATTGGCCCTTGTCGAATTGAATTGATTTGCCGAACCATCTCCATGATAGGCTGTACAACATAGTCGCCATCCTTAACAGGAGTCGGGAGACAAATAAAAACATACCGGCAGTGAGCAACGTCATTGAGTGAACATGTAGTTTTTGTTTCATCTAAATCAAATCTTTTCTCAATCCCGAATAATGTTCCTGTAGCGTTGCCAATCATCCCATTACCGACAATGGCAGCCTGTTCCATTACTCTTCAAAGAACAGTGGTTCTAACTCCTTTTTAAATACTGTATCTAGATTACGGTTCTTCCTAAGAAAGTTAGCTAAAGCTAGATCCTTGTATGAATTGAGTTTAGATACAATCATACCTGCGGTTTCTTGATGGTAGATCTTCTCGTGGTGTTTCCTCTCATCCTCAGAAACCTTATCAGGTCCATACTGTGTATTTGTATTTCCGGCTAATCCTGAGAGTACATCTATATTACTGGAGTACTTTCTAAATATAGCGTTCTGTCCAAAGATGTCTCTGAAAGGTGGAAAGTCTTGATTTAAGACCATTACACACTTATTTATTCCTGCTTCTTGTGTAACCAAACTATAACTCTCACTCATAGAAGGCATAATCATCACATTAGCGAGTCGTTGGATTCCAAGTGCATCATCATAGGGAACTTCGACAGACCACTCTGGTCTGTGTTCAGAAGTAAAGATTAACTCTTCACTATTCAAACCCCAATCTATCCCTATATTTTTAAGATCATCTCTGTAAGTAATCTTATCTCCACCAGTAGAATGAAAGTCGGTTACAATCATTCTAACTTTAAGGCCGAAGTCTTTAATCATAGCCATAGTCTTTATAGCCATCTCTACATTTTTTCCTCGGTCTAATCTGCATCCATACACACATACAGCATCAGCATCTAAGATCTTCTTTTCTCGCATAAACTGAGCCACATCTTTAGATAATCCTAGAACCTGTCCGACATCAGATGGGTGGTGAACGATTCTGACCACTTCTTCATCTACACCAAAATCGTTAGCTATTCTAGGAATTGAATAATGGTTAAAGAAAACGTAAAGAGAATTAGGAAAAGGTTTTTTAACGAGTTCTAAATACTCATCTGCGAAGATAGGTCTAAGAGCGTTTAAAGTGATCGGACTAGTGGCTGAGTGTATCCAATGTAACCATTTGATATTAGGGTGCTTAGAAGCCACTCTACGGGCTGCAAAGTTATGTTTTAAGGCTGCGTTCTGGTAGATAACATCGTGGCTGATGACTACATCTATATTTTTTAAGATTTTCTCTAATGCTTGTTCTGTAGTGGTAACATCTTCATCGAATGTTTCATCCTTCTTAACTTCATTGTGACAAGCTACGGTTGGAATACGAGCAATAGTCACTTCCGGTAAACCAAAAGCTCCGGCTCCCTCTGTTTTAAAACTTTCTTGAACTATAACTGTGGGGTGATAACCATTACTGACCAACATTTTAATTTGGTCGTTGGCAATTCTACATAAAGAGTAAGCTGGTGAAAAGTCTGCGAATGTTGTGAAAATCGCTATGCGTTTAGGATCTTGTATCTCTTCCATCCCATAAAGCGTACTATTATTTTTCGGTGTTTGTCAAATCCTAGGTATAAAGTGGTATGCCTGCTAAACAAATCTCAGAGTTTGTATTACCACCTTGATCTATTACAGCATAAACACCATTTTTGAAAAAGAGAGGGTTGGGAAATACCTGACAATCATCATAAGCTGTTGAAGAATCCAATACCCATCTGAGATTTTGTTTCGTTCCATTACCATTATCATAGAAGGAAACGTGAGCTGCTCCACCACCTGATGTCAGTTTTAAAGCTGTAATCTCAATCGAATGATTAGTGAACTGAAAAGCCTGTCCATCTGCTGTTGGTTGCCAGACTGCTTGTGGTAGTGCGTATGTTTGTTTAACTGACATTATAGTGTTGTTGTTGTTGATGTCGACGTACTGCTAGTCGTGCTGGTTGATGATGACGTAGTCGTGCTGGTAGTAGTCGTGGTTGTGCTGGTCGTGGTTGTAGTGGTTGAAGTACTAGTCGTGGTTGTCGTAAGTAATGTTGCATAGTACCAAGCTCCTGAAATCGGATTAGTTGCAGAAGGAGACGGATCATCAAAAACGTAAAGTCTATTATTGGTTGAATCAATCCACCATTCACCATCTCTAGGTGCTGTTGGGAACACACCAGTAGTAATAACCCTCTTACTGCCAATAAGGTTACTAAATTTTGTTCCGATGAAAGGTCCTTTAGTTGCCATTATATTGTTGTTGTTGTACTCGTACTTGACGATGTACTGGTTGAACTCGATGTCGATGTGCTCGTTGATGTCGTGCTGGTACTCGTACTACTACTAGTTGATGTACTGGTACTCGTAGAAGTACTAGTAAATACAGCACCTAACCAATAAGTTCCAGTCCAAACATACCATCCTTTATTGGTTGAATCCCAAAATTCGTCTCCAACTAAAGGATCTACAGGTTGAAGTGTAACCGTTCTTATAGCTCCTACTATGTTCGTTATATGTGTTCCTGTTTCTCTAGCCATTATACTGTTGTACTTGTTGTTGTGCTCGTTGTTGACGTTGACGATGTAGTACTGGTGCTCGTGGTCGTAGTACTGGTTGTAGTCGTTGTTGTAGATGTCGTAGTCGTAGTTGTAGATGTCGTAGTGCTAGTCGTACTGGTAGTGGTACTAGTCGTAGATGTTGACGATGAAGTTGACGTTGACGAACTGGTCGTTGTACTTGTTGAACTTCTTTGTGAAATCTGAAATCCTCTCCAATTAAGACCATCAAAACGTAGATATCCTTGAATGGTCGTACTGTTAATAACTGTTGTATTAAGATATTCATCGCCAGCTACCGGATTAGTTGGATCCGTTGATCTGCGTTCAAGACCTCCTATCAATGCTGAAAAGTTACTCACACTCTTAATTTACTTGATGGAGTTATGGTGGTGTCAAGTGTTAAGATGAGTTTGCCGTCATCATGGCAAGACCTTTATTAGATTGTTTATATTGTGGAAAGCCTTTTTACCCTGTTGATGGGCGACTTCAATCACAGAAGTACTGCAAACCCAGTCATAGGAAAAATGCGTTTAGGAAGCGTAAGCTGCCCCGTCACCTTTTGAAGCCCAGAAGCCTCTCCAGTCACCGAAGCCGTTTGTGAATCGTTCTCGTGCTTTGTATAGGTAAGCGTCTGTTTCAAATGATGTGTCATTCTTAAATTCTGCTTTGTCTCTCCAGAACCACATGAAGTTGGCTTGGTCTGTGTCGCAAAGGTACCATGCTGTGGTTGAAATGTTGTCTAGGTAGATCCAAGGTACTATCTGTAATGTACCTTTGTAGAAATTCAAGTCATTGTCGGCTGTGCCGGCTCGTAGATTGGATTCAAACAAGATCCTAGCTGTTTTCTCAAGAGCGATAGGTACATAAAGTTTGTTAGGCATTACGTCAACTTTCATACCTTTGTCGTCAAGTTGGTTCCTCATAGCTAGTCGAGCTGTCTCGTAGTTAGCCTCAGTTAGAGTCAATCCAGTTGCAGATGCGTTTGACTGTGAAGATCCGCCATCTGATCGAGGGTGAACTGTTGATGCAAGTGATTTAGCATCTCCTCCAAGATAAGATTGGTTGAAAGCTCTTGCGACTACAAGTGATCCGGAGTTTTCTTCCCATCGTCTCATTGATTTACCAAGAAGTGCTGGCATTCTTGAGATGATGTTGTATTGGTCATCATCAAGTGATTCTCTTGATACTTTGAATCCCTTAGCGTATGTGATGTGGGTGAAGACTGTGTCGTACATCTGTACTGGGTCTTCGTAAGAAATTGGTGCGTTTTCTGATTTAGGTACTGGATATCCAAAACCTGTGAAGGCTGAGATCCTCTCATCCTGTTTCATGGATGACTTTACATTGAACAAAGATGTGTAAATTCTCTCTGTTTCCTTGTAGTTGTCAAGAAAGATCTCCAGAAACCCTGGTTCTAAAGTATCGCCTATGTTTGCTTTTAATATCATGTTATTTTTATATTATACTACGCTGCGTTCTTAGTTGTTGCTTCATCGGGTCCTAAACCGAATTGGCTCATTGTAATTCTAAATAATCCTTTTGAAAGGTCTCCGTCATTATCTGGGTCAATAGAAACTAGTTGCACCTGTTTAGATGTAGTATCTGATGCTCCAGAGAAAGTTACTTGATTTGAGCTGGCAATATTGAATGTTTGTAAAAGGTTGGTTGATGCCAAATCATTGTCTGCGTCATTGTAGTAAAGGAATTGTCCGGCAGGATCAAATATTATCTGAACATTCTGGTAATTTGCTCGTGTCTGATTAGAAGAAGATGTAGCGATTGTGTCATCTCCTGTTATGGTTGAACCTGATTTATCAATGTAGAAAGCTGTAAAAGGAGGTACTCCGCTTTCGTCTACTATACCCTGAACAACTCCTGCGAATATTTCTCCTGTTAATGCTCTTACTGCAAATCCACCTGTGTTAATTCTGACAATGTCGCCAATTCTTACTGTTGAAGAATTAGCAATTCGGAAATTTAACAGGACTTGATTGTCCATGTCTTGTCCTTTATATAGTCTGAAACCTGTACTTGCTGTAAGTGCCATATCTGTAAATTAATAATAAAGGGTGGAGTTATGGTGGTGTCAAGGGGGAAGATTGAAGCTAAATTCCTTTTTTTTCAAAAGATCCCATATCAGTCAACTTGCTATCCAAACTATCATCAGTTAAACCACCATCATATTCAGGATTTGCTTTGTGTTGCATTTGTGGTACTACAGGAGAATTGAAAACATTAACCGGTTGTGATTTAGCTGATGGAACAAGTGCAGGATCTATTGGATCTTCTTTATCTTTTATCTCATCTAAATGAGTACGCAAATGCCCGGTTAAAGCTATTTGAGCTTGAAACGTCTTTTTGCAATATTCACATTTAAACGGTTTTTTCAATAACTCTAGCGTTTGTTCGACTTCACTTCTCGAAAGATCTTGTAAGAAAGGATAATTCACGAGGATTGCTTCTGCTACGTCATCTTCATAATGGAGTACTATGCCAACGGGGTGTTCGTATGTATTTTTTGCGAAGATCCAATCTGATACTGGAGCTCCAGATTCAATCGGATTATAGATGTATTTCATTTTAATCTATTGGAAATCATTTTCTTATTCTCTAACCATTTAGCCTCTGAAACACCCATTCTTTCTGCAAGTACTCTCTCTTGTGGAGTTAAACCAACATCAGAAGCATTAGGTGATGAAGATGGAATTGAAGACATAATTCCGTTTGCTCCGGATGAAATCTCTGCTATTGCTTCTTCTTTGGCTTTGGTAGCTACATCATTTATAGTAGCTAGTTTGTAAGCTTTATCTAGGTATCTAGGAAGTTTCTCTAGGGAAACTCCGGAAAGAACTTCATTAAGATTCTTTGTACCGCTAGGATCTAAAATGTCCATTAACTCCTGGCCAATCTTAACATTCATTTCTTTTTTAGTATCGCCATCAAGTTTATCTAAACCACGTTGTGATTCAAACTGACTGATAATTCCATTTTCAAGAGCTCTCCTAGTATCATCTACTTTATTGATTTCACCACTTGGTGTTTCAGTTTTTGCTGGTTCTGGATTGTATTTCTTTTGGTATGCAGCCTCTACTTGTTTAGTGAGTTCCGGATCTGAGGAGATTACATCTATATAAGGTTTGGCAGTATTAACATATGATTTGTAGTCTTCGAGTTCCTTTTTGGTAGATCCCAGAGCTTCTGACCTCTCCGAAACAAACTTAACAATCTCGTCTGGAGTTTTTCCTTCAATGTCTTTTTGTGTGATAGTTGGAGTTCCTTGTGCTGCTGGAACATCCGGGGTTGTTGTGTCCGCTGGGGTAGGTGTCTGCGGAGAAATTACTTCATCTGCCATTTCCTATATTAATACACTAACCTATGGGTTTGTCAAGTTATTTCTTACCTTTTTTCTTCTTCTTCTTTTTCTTTCCCATTATTCACCTCCTCCTAATACACCTATTAATGGATCTATATATGCTCCTGGAGGATCGTAACTCGTATATAGTCTACGAACATCATCAATGGTCAATGGTTGATGAGATCCCAATATATTCATATTAGGGTTGCCACCGCCACCCAACATACTAGGACCCATTTGATAATGTAGGGCATCACTTGGAGTAGCGAAGTTTGCGGTTTGTCCTTGAGGTTTTGCACCAAAAGTTCCATGCCCTCCACGACCGCCTGTGCTTTCAAAAAAAGATTGAAGCATGAGTAGATTCGATAGTCCTTGTCTTTTTTGATCTGCTGCTCGAAGTTCGTTCATAAACTGTTGATCTCCGTATGCTGGATAGTATTGTTCAAGACTCTGTCCTGCTGGTGTCATACGTTGAATATATTTACTAGCAAGATCTATTCCACCTGGAATCTGTCCATAGGGTGTTGGATAGGGATGTGGAGTTGGAGTTGGAGTAGGAGTAGGCATTGGTGTTGCTTGTGGTTGTTGACCAGTCGGCAATCCTGCTCTCCATCTTCTAGCAACTTCATCAAGATCTGCTTGAGTTCTTGGTGTAGGTTGTGGTTGCTGTGGTTGCTGTGGTTGCTGCTGAACTTGTTGTTGTGGTTGTGGTGGAGCAACAGGGGCATACCCGTTTACTCGACGTAGATTATCCTCAATATTCCCTTTAGGGAAAAAAAGCTCATGAAAAAATTTACCTATACCATTGGTAGTGTCATGAACACCTTGACCTAATAATTCCATTAATGTCATTTAGTTTTCTTTCCTTTCAACATCGCCATAAATTTACTTTTAGGCGACTTTGCCTTTTTCAATTTAGGGGCTGATTTTTTCCCGTATCCCATTACTTCACTCCTTTCTCTCGTCTGTCTTTTTCTGCTTCTGCACCTTTCATAGCATGAGCAAGTAGAGTTAATGCCCCAACCTGGCCTCTGGCATTAGCTTTAAAAACTGTTAATTTTTGAGGATCAGCCTCAGAATAGGTGAATACTGCTGCCATATTCCTATCTATCATATTTCTAATAACTCCTAAAAAGGCCTCAAAGTTCTTGTTACTGGAAATGTCTGAAAGGAAAGCTAATTGATCGGCTGTACAGTCTCGAAGTAAAGCTTGAGCTTCTATACTTATATGTTTCTTGTCTATTGGTTTTTTAACTTTAGCCACGAGCTACCTGCCCTCCCCCTTGGTTTTGTGCTGGGTTAGCTGCTTGAAGTCCTCTATTCACTCCACCTGGAGCTGCTGCTTGTGGTGCAGGCTGACCGATTCCACCCATCGCTGCTGGAGTTCCGCCCGGTGCAGTTGGACCACCTAATTGAGCACTAGTATCGCCTGATGCCATTCCGCCACCACCTGATCGCTGTTGTTGTGCCATAACCTCTCCTGTAATGTGATTGGTGAAAATATCAATAATTGGATTATTTGGTTTGAGTTGTTGGAACGCTTCTGACTTAGTGAACTCAACGTGAACTTGAGTATGTGCCGGGGATGAGTATGGGGTAGCCGGAACTGGCTTACCTTGCATCATTTGTTGGTTTTCTTGTGCTGCCATGTCAAGCAAGATGCCCAATCTCTGGTTATCGTCTTCTTTCTGTTGAGTCTTGAAATCAGCCGGGTTTAGATCATTTGCTCTTAAAAGAGCATCACCTAGCTTAATAATGTCATAAGAGTTAGGTACAGCCATCGCTACCTGTGAAAGACGGTCATACATCTCAGAAAGTTCGCTTTTTAGGAGTGCTTTGGAAACAGCAAGGGTAGATCCAGCCTCGAATTTGATGTCATATCCACCACGAGCAACAGGCATAAAATATTCGGGTTTTAGGTCAAAAAACGATACTCCTTGATAGGCTTGCTGCGTTGGAACCCCTTTTGCATCAAAAGTGATTTCTTTATCAGGTATTCGGATCTGTCTAAAAGTTTTTTTGAATTTCTCGCCACCTTGATTGACAATCTCACCTTTTTTCTCCATTTCACCCATTTGTTGCTTAAATTCCTCTGTTTCCTTTTCACCAACGATTTTTTCCAGTTTTGGCTGAGAATAGTACTGTAAAATGTTAGAAACCCTCAATCTACCGACTGTAGTAAGAAATTCCTTCTCAATTAGTCTCATCTTTAGTCTAATCCTCTTTAAAGTAGACTCTTTGATGATCGCTGCCTCTGTTGCCGTACCGGATGAAGGTAGAGCTTGTGCTCTTGGGTTGATACCTGTGGCGATAACAGAGTCATCTTCTAAATGTTTCAGTGAAAGCTCGATTGAACGAGGAATATCACCATATTCGATCGGTTTTGCAGAGTTTACATCATCTGAGGGGATCGCTCCGTGTGGTCTGGCTATTAAATCCTCGTCTGAGAGGTTCATGTTTGGTGAAACAAAGAACATTTTGTCGATATCAAGGTGATTTCGGTCAATAATCATCTGCCTTAGGGTATTTGCCTCATCTACTATCGACTCTAGGAGTTCTGGTTCACCTTTACCGTAGAAATCGTGAGGTCGTTTGACATCTACTGCTCTGGCGAAAGGCAATTGCTTGTGTTTGAAAGGATTTGGTCCTTTAACAATCAGAACATTGTTGGCTACTATATATAATGCGTCTAGGGGTTTTCTACTCCAGTACCAGAGAACTTCTACATCTTTACCCTTATCAAATCCATCTGGAGGTTTTTGATCTTCATGGTATTCAGTATCTCCACCCGGAACTACATAATGAGCATTTTTAAGTGGATCCCAGACTTCTCCTTGGAAAAAGAGTTTAAAATCATCGTAATTCATAATGTAACGACGAATACAGTCTCTCAGTTGATATGGGCCGGTGAAAGCTCTACCTTTTTCGTCTGGGAAGAAATCTTCAAATTTTACAGCTTCAAGGTAAACATCGTCAAAATCGGTTATTAACTCTTCCTTACCTTTATTGTTCATTATTCGCCTTGGTTCTTTCCAGTAGTATTCCTGACCTATACCCGTTCCTAAAATGAAAGCATCCTTTAAAACGTCGTAGAGAGCCATATCGCCATCGGCTACCTCCCAAGTAAAGTTAAAAACATGCTCCATAATGGTCGCTTTGGGGGCATCTTCGGATGATCTGGGTAGAATTAGAGGTTTTGGTGAATGGTCGATTACCTCAGAGAGAATAGTCTCAACTATAGCTAGAGTGGTAGGGACTATATGGTTACTCTGCCAGTCGTCTTTATTCTTTACTTCCCTTTGCATCTCCCACATTCTTCGCCATTTCTGAACCATTTTCATAGCTCGTTGGCGATTCTCGTTATCTTCCATCTGGCGTTTTCTCTCGTAAACGAGATCACGGGCTTCTTTTTCTGACCCTGCCGGATTGTAAATAGATGTTTTTCCTGTGTCAGCCATATAAGTATCGTCTTCTACCAGGTGTTGTTACTTTTTGCCTAGCTGGATAGATTATATCTAACATATAACTGAGTGCGTCAATACAGTCATCGTGTTTTGCATAGGGATATCTGGTTAATTCATCCTCTAAGAAATAGTTATTTGTTAAATATTTGTTATGTACAATTTTACCATTCTCATAAAGTGGCTGTAATCCTTTGATCCTTTCATCCTTACTTCTGTTCTGGGGGTTGAGCTCTGTTATATGGAAGTATTTTTTTCTGACTCGCATCTGTTCTCTTAGAGTGTAGGCTAGAGTTTTTTGATAGGCGATAGTCTCAAGAGCAATATCGGAGAGATTCCATTTCTCTTTCATTTCAAAGATCCTGGAGATAATCTCAGAGGGTAGAATCTTCTCTCTTAAGATATCAAGGATCCAGATATAGTTTTGTTCATCGACCCCAACGACTACCATAGAAGTAAAGTCGGCATGTCTTTGTTGTGAGATAGCCGGATCAATCGTCATAAAACGAGTTAAGAGTTTGCCTCTCAAGTCTTCCGGTTCATAATATTGGAATTGATCTCTTTTGAAAATAGCATCTGCTTCCGGTACAGGATCGTTAAGATATTGAGCGGAGAAGTGACTCCAGCCCTCCGATGCCAGTCTATCTTGAAATTCCTTTAAAGAAAACTTGCCAGGCCAGAGTGGTACAAAATCTTCACCTGTTTCAATGTTGCCGGTGAAAGCTCTCATAACCATATTGTCATAAGTAGTGCCTACAGCGTTTGAGGGGTCGAGTATCCACCCATACAAATCAGCATCGTGCCAACGAGTTCCAATTACAATGATCTGCCCACCGGGCTCTAGCAGGTCTAAAGAGTCATTGTAGCGTTGTCTAACTTTGTTAATTTGCTCTGCTGTGCCTACATTGTCTCTATTTTGTACATCATCAAAAATTATGAGGTCATAATGTCCCCCTACAAGGTTGTTATCAATCCCTGCTGCCGTAACTGTCGGTTCTCTTTTATCATTGACAGATAAACGTAATCGTGCTGCTGACCATTCTTTTGAATCTTCCTGTAAGTTACCAAAGAGAGATACCAGTCTTTCGTTCCTAACCATCTGTCCCTGGATCTGAGAAACGATATCAACCGCCATCTGCCAAGTAGCAGAGTAAACAAGTATCCTAATCTTGGGGTCATTATAGATTCTGAAAAGAGAATAGCCAACGGAGATAAGTTTTGTCTTTAAATGATTCCTGGGAATAAGTAAGAGTTTTTTTTTGTTTCTATCATCCGATACGAAGTTACACATCTTCTTATGAATATCTCCCAAAGGAACAAAGGCATCATCACCCTTATCTGCTTCCAAAATATATTTATTGAATAAAAAGAGGTCGGTAGTACATTTATCTCGTAGAAGAGCCATCCGTGCATCATCAGCCTGAGCAACAGCATCTATTAACTTTACCTTATTCGGGTTTGACGGTTCTTCCATTTTTTTGATTCAAGAGGCCAACAATAGACATAGCAAATACCATACAAGCGTTTAAATCATAAAGAGGATCCCGAACACTCTTGAAAGCTCTTTGAAAAACTCTCTTACCAACATTAACAAACAGCAGAACTCCTTGAGTGTCGTACTGTACCTTGTAATTAACACTCTTAGGGAACTTCTGATCTTCAATATAATAGGCGGTTATCTTGGCACAGAGCTGGTTATAATCGTTAAACTTCTTCCTATCATCCAACTTCTCTAAAAAAAATGCTCTCTGTCCGGCTACCTTTACCTGTTCCTCTTTTTGAAGTTGATTAACAACCTTAATCGAATCTTTCTCATTCTCTCCTCCAGTAGCCTCTAAAAACTCTTTATCTTCATAAACCTTTTTAAGAGACGGATCTAACCTCATAGTCTAGTTATACCATAATGGAGATTTTTTAACGCCAGACGGTGAGACATCCTAGCTTTTAGCCTCAGAAAATTCTTTTAAGAATTAAAAAATTACTACAAAAAATTATTCTGTGTGGGAAAAAATATACTGTATATAGATTTAGGTTGACTTAACTTTAGTCCAAGTCAAAAGGGGTGTACTAGGGGTACGCTTTTCACCTCTACGTCGCACAATATACAATTTACGACGTTGTTTTGTGCCTATTAAGTACTTATACACTACTATAAGTTACTTAGTATGTCTTCTATCTCACTACTAGTTGTCTTATGCATATCAATGAGTTCTTGATATGTTTTACTATTTAATATAACTCTTATACTCTTAGATTCTACCTTCTTTGTTGTTGTTGGATATCCCTTTAATAGCTTGATAAGTTCTATATTAGCTTTTAATACAGTGTCACTTGAGATTTTGTCCGGTTGCCATTCATTCGCTATCTCTTTTAACCTATCTGTTTGCCCTTCTAAGGTGATGTTATTCTTTTTAAGTGCTTGGTCTATTGCTTCAACAATCATCGGGTTTCGCATATTGCGGTTTGCTACAGTTTTAGCAGTACCAATCGAAGTGGTGTTGTAAGCGTGAAGTGCGGACTGTGTTTGGTTACTAGTTTGTAAATAGTTATTAACAAACTTTTTTTGTTTAATAGATAATCTTTTTAACTTAGGCATACATCTATATTACCATTTCCTCAGGCATTCTGGAAGATTAGCTTAAATACCCCCCTCTCGCACTCGTGAGTTGTCCGCACTGTGCATTTTGCCACTATCTAACAGCTATCGGCCCACTGTGTCTCAAGTGCTATAATCCAAATCTATTTAATTGTTAAAGACCATTTCCTCAGTATAATCTGTCGATTGAGCTTAAATCTTCAAAATGACAATTGTATTTGTTTCTTTTGAAGTCTTTTTGATGGTTCTTCTGGAATATCTAAGTTTGGAGTGAATGGTAAATATCTAGTACCACAATTAATACAATTACCAATTAAATGTTTTGTGTGATTAAACTGTATTTGATATCTCAAGTTATTTACTTCCTTTTTGCAAACATTACATTCCATTAAAAAACCCTACTTTGAGCGTTGACATTGTGAACCGATTTACAACGCCCAAAATAGGGCTGTTCACAACAACTATTTATACCATAAATGTCAAGTTTTTACAAGATAGGCACAAAATACCAAGTCACCAAGTCGATTGTAACGGCTTAAAAAAAACCGGCTGTACATTGTATCAAGTATCCCAAAGTATACTATTAGCTATAATACTTATATACTAATGTATACTTGCCTGTTGACAAGTATACTAAAGTATGATACTATATAGTTATAAGTAAATAGGGTTATTGCTTAGCACACCATAAATAACCGCTTATTAGTCAATAGCCCTTGATACTTATAAATATAATATGAGTAACACAATTTTATACAAAAATATAGTTTGTCCGTTTAGATGGGTTAGTAATGACTTACAAGTATTTTATAAGAAAACTTGGATAACTGTAGATATAAAAGATATTAAACCTATATAAATGAATATGTATTTACCAACATTTACAGTAAAAACAAATGGTCGAACATTTACAGTTCAAACTAATGACAAACAACGTGCCAAAGCAATGGTTTTGGGTCTATATCCAGAATTGATAATTAAATCAATAGTAATGGAGGTGAAAAATAAATGACAATAGATGAACAGTCAGCAACTATAAATGTTTACAATCTTTTGAAGCCAATAGCTAAAAAGTTAGAGCGTTTCGACGTTAAATCGTGCAATGGTCAGATATCAGACGAAGCGTATGACCGATTTACTGATAGCTTGATGGTTTATGCGAATGATTATGCCAGTCAAATTGGTTTAATTGCGTATCACCAAAGCGACCCGAGGGGTTGTAGTCTATATTTAATAGATAAATCTATGGACGATTCTACCTATAACAGGGGGATAGCCATAATTTAAGCCATTATACAGCCTCTAACAGTTTAGGGGTTGTAATAGTTGCTTAACAGCAAAGTTAGGGGGTGACACAATATGACGGATAAAATAATACAAACTAAAGAATGTAAAGAACATAAGGATTGCCGAATTATGATTGATATAGATGATAATGACGGCAAAATATACGAAACGCATAGTAATGAGAATGGGAAACTACTTTGAGCCATTATGCTGTACGTTTACCAATGGCTGTAAGCGTACGGCAATACTAGCTTAAATAGGTTTAAGTATTGACAAATAAACCTAAGTATGATAGAGTATACGGGTAGCCACAAAACAAAGTTACAAAACAATTGACAAAATGAGCAACAAAACAAACGACCAATATTTTGAAATGATTAACGAATTGATAGAAGAGGACAAGCAAAATGCCGAAGCGGATAATATCGAAACTGCTATATTATGCAGAAATGCCGGTTATGAAGTAGCCTGTACGGTATGCGGAGATCCGAAGTGTGAGGGTGACTACTGGCATTGGAGTCACTTTGGTAACTAATATGACAAAACCTACAAGAGTTCAACCTAGTGAAGTTAACAAAACAACCATATATAATTTTGATCCTTTTAATG